GGCGGACATGGGCCGCGGCTCTTGGGGTGATTCGTCGTTTCCGGTCATTCGGCTTGACGCGACGCGATCGCGGGCGCGAGCCTTCTCCCGGATCATCGCGCCCGTTACCGGCTGGGGGACCGAGTCGGGCTCCATTTTGTTGAGCGGAGCCGGAGACGGCCGCGCGTCCCTGGGTCCGGGAATAGGGTCGCCCTTTTCCCACGGTTTAACGAGGCGGGCCTCTTGCAATTGCCGGAACCTGGGAAACGAAATGCTCCTCATGTTCTTGGGGTCGTCCTTATGCGGGCCGTCGATCGAGAAAATCGTCCCGGCCTTGTTGCGGACGTCCTCCTCGCGCGAGCCGTAGGTTCGCAGGACGACGGCGTATTTCGGTTTTGTTGCCATGAGTCTTGTCCATAAAAAAGGGCTCCGAGTCGTTCCCGGAGCCCTCTTTATGTCAGTTTTCCGCGAAACGGTCTAGGTTTGATATCCCGAGACCTCATGCGCGAAATCGCCATAGACCATGGCCTCCGGCCTATAGACCGTGAGCGCGAGACGCTCTTCGCCGCGGATTGTCACCATATTCTTGATGAAGTTGTCGCGGTCCTCGGTCGAGACGTCGACCGTCGCGTCTTGACGATCCCAGACTTGACCGGCGAGCTTGAAGGCGCCGACGAGGAATTCGCCTTCCTCGACGGCCGTCGTATCGATAACCGGACGGCCCCAGAGCGTCGGCCCCAGGAGGGAGGCCGGGTTCGCCCAGACATAGTTGTCCGTGGTGTCCTTCGTAAGCTCGATCTCCTCCCAGTCGTTCGGGTGCATGACGATCGCGTCGGCGCGGTATTCGGCGAGACGGACTTGCGTCATAGCCCGGCGGATAATGTCGATACGCGTGTCGCCAATGCGGAGGCGGCTCGTATCGAACGGCGTCGCCTGGGGAATCAGGCCGAGCAAGTTTTGCCCCGTCCCGTCGCCGGCGAGGATTTGGTTTTCCTCCTCGAGCGCGAGGCCATAGCGGAGCCGCGTGTCGATATAGGATTGCAGGGCCGGAACGTCGTCGAGGACCTGAACCGAGGCCATGATAAAGTGCGCAATCGTCCGGACTGGCGCCGTTTGGAGCGTGAATTCGATCGAAGATTCCGGCTTTTGGGTCGTTTCAGCAACCGGGCGCGCATTGTTCGTAAACCCGGTTTCTTGCACGTATTCAATCGAATTCGAGGTCGTCCGGCCGCTCGAAAGCAATTCGCGGATATAGAGCGGACGATTCGGCGCCTGAATAATACCCGGTTGACGATCCGGAACGATAAGCTCGCCCCCATTGCCGGACCCGGAGGTCGCCGAGGTGATAGCCTTGAACCGCGCGGTAACACGGCCCTTTTTCGGCCCCTCGAGGAACGCCTTGACCTTTTCGTCGTCGGTGAATTGCTCCCCGGTCGACTTGGCGGAATCGCGGCCGCCATTGTTCATTTTCAGGGCCGCGAGGGCTTGCTCGAACGCGCCGATTCGCGCGATCGTGTCCTCGCCGGCTTTGGCCAGCGTGTCGAGCTTGGCTTTCGTCTCGTCGGACGCCTTGCCCGTCTTTTCGATCTCGGCCTTGTGCGCCTCGAGCGCGGCCTTGATCTCGTTGTCACGTTCCGTCAATTGCCTTTTCAGGCCGGCGATCGTGTCGAGGAGCGCCTTTTTATCGTCGGCCTCGACTTCCTTTTTCCCGAAACGGTCGATATCGGCCGCCGAGAGTTTGCGAATCAGGGGCGCCTTGGGGGTCGCAAGCGCGGCAATGCCGGCGAGAGAGAGAACCGCGGGAGCCAAGCGGGATTGTTTCATTTTCGTAACCTTTAAAAAACAGGCAGTTTCAGGGGAGCGAGTTCGAGAGCCTTGAGGGCCTCGAGGACTTCGCTATTTGTTCCATCTGTTGCCCCGTCCGACTCCCTCAGGATCAAGGCCTTGTAGCCGTTCGCGGCGATGAAATTCGCGTCGGCCCTCGATAAGAGGAGCTTCTCCCGGAGCGCCTCCTCGAACTCGCGAAGCGTCGGGATTTGACCATGAGCCTTGCGGGCCTTGATCGCGTCAATCGACGCCTCTTGTAAAGCGGGGAACGTGACCGGCGACACCTCGCGGAGATCAAGTTCCCAAAGATTGCGGACGCCGTTTTTCCGGGCCTCTTCCCAGGAGTCGACGACAACCTCGAAATAACCGATCGAGAGCCCCCGAACGGCCTTCATTTTGATATCAGAGAACGCCTCTCGGCCGCGCTGGGTTTCCTTATTCACGGTTCCCTTGAGCGCGAGGCCGGTCGAATCCTCTTTGTAGTCAGTCCAAACGCCGATAGGCGTGTCGCTCCGGTGTTGCCAGAGCATGGGGAAGGGCTCGCCGTTCCGTTCCTTAAGCGAGTTCGTGAAGGCGCCTTTCTTGACGGCCTCGCCATAGGAGTCGACGAAATCCCATTTCGACCCATATCCGACGATTGTCCCGTCCTCCTCGATGGATTTAACATCGAGCGGCATATGAGACGCCTTGCGAATCATTCCCGATTCGTCCGGCGACGCGTCGAAACCCTTCCGGCCATAGACGCCGACGCTAGGCATTTTCATTGCGCTTGTCCTCTAGCTGCAAAAACTGAATCAGGGCTTGACGTGCTTGCGCGACTTGGTTCGCCGTCGCATCTTGCCCTAATTGTGCGAGCGGGACAAGATTCACTTGCGCGGTGAGTACGTCGCCGCCTGGGAGCGGTCCCTTGTCGAGGAGCTTACGAAGCTCGTTCCGGGTCATAATCGCATTTTGCGCAAGTACCGACATAAAGGCGCCGCGAGCCGCGGAGTCGGCCCGGAGGAGCGCGTCGATATTGTGTTTCGCGTAAAACCGCCGGGCTTGCGCCGCCGACATGCCGCGCTTTTGTATCGCCGCCTCGGTCCGGACAATGCGGGAATTGAGCCCCAGGGTAAGCCACGACAGGATAACGCTTTCGACGCCGGTCCCGAACATCGTTTGTCCCTCCGGTGCGTGACCGAGCAAAACCCCAGGCATACCGAAAAGCCGGCCTATTTCCTCGATCTCGAATTTCCGGGTTAGGAGGAGTTCGGCGTCTTGCGCGCTCATTGAAAGCGCGGTGTATTTCATGCCGCCCTCGAGGAGCATAATCGAGCCGGCTTGCGCGGCGCCGGTATATTGCTTGAGGATCCGTTCGAGGCGCTCACGGTCCGGCTCGTCGAAAGCCGCATTCGACTCGATGAAACCCGAGGATCGCAAGCCGGACTTGAACAGCCGGCCGGCGGCCTTCTCGGCGGCGATCGATAGCCCCATAGATTGCGCCCCGGCCTGTACCGTGCTCATTCCGATATCGCCGCCCATCGAGAACCCCTTGAGGTGCAAGATTTCGTCCGGCGAATAGATTTGCAATTTGCCCTTTTCGTCGTTGTACCGATATTCGAGACCGCCGGAGACGTTGCGAACGACATTCATCCGGCCGGGCAATGGGTTGAGCGGATAGGCCGCGATAAGGCGGGAGACCCCAGGGGCGCCGACGTACACTTTTCGAGCATACCCGTTGCCGACGAGTTCTTGACAGCCGGTCAATTGCTCCCAGAATTCGACGGGGGTTTGATCCTGATTTGGCGATATCCGGAACACGTCGTCGAAATCCGTGTTCACTACCTCGACGGGGCCGTTCGTCGTGTCCTCGTAGAACTTGAGGGGCAAACAAGCCATTGTCTCAGCAGTGAGACGGACGGCCCGGTAAACCGCCGAAAGCTGCATAGCCCTTTCGGCCGTGACGGTCTCCCCAGACCATGAGCCCCCGCCGGCCCATGTCGACCAGAAATTCCGGTCCGAGATCGTCGAAAATCCCAGGCGTTGCCCGACCCAGGCGCCGACAGAGGCGGCCGTCGATTTGAGAGAGAATTTCATTCGGGACTCACGATCACGGGGTTATTCAAGAAGCCCTTGAGGTTCATTTTCGGGAGCCGCATATCGGCCGCCCCGACGGCCATCGCTTGTGCAACGATTCCGTCAATCCTACCCGAACTTTTCAGTTTATCAAAGACTCGGTTCCCCG